CTATGGATGGGATGATCCCACCATCGCCCACAATCCAATCAGGGAATGTCTTGTGCTCGGTCATCAACCAAAAAGCGTGCTCAGGTGTGAATCCTGCTTTTCTAGCTGCTTTGTAACATTCGTGCAGAGCTGTGTAATGTTGATCGATCTTTGATAATGGTTCAGGAGATTGGCGAACGACTCGACGATTGATCTTTTTGCGTTTGATAGGTTTTCGTGTGTTCGCCATAATTAAAATTATGACTTACTAATTAAGACAAACAGATCATCGACACGCTTTTCTAGCCTTGTAATTTGATCCTTGATTGAACTTCCAGAATTGGGTTTCAATTCTTGTAAGTAGGATTTAATAACCCAGCGCAGACCCAGCAATAAACTTGTAGATACGGCGGATACGCCAACGGCTATACCAACCCATTCGTTGGCTGTCATTTCGCATTAAGTCCATAATCAGCTTCTTTGCCGGACTTTGGATCAAGTGCCTTGGCAAGAGGCGCAACTAATGCACCAGCAAGGATTGCAAACTCTGGTCGCATGTCAGCAACAATTGCCAACAAGACAGTAATACCGGAAGCTGCAACAGCTCTTAGATATGACTTGATTGCTGCCTTGTGCTTGTTAGATAGTTTCATTCTGTCTCCTCATCTGGTAGGTCGATTTCTTCAACGATATTGTTATTTGGCTTGGATGGGTCATAGCCGCCTATGCCGTAAGTAATCATTTTCATTTATGCCACCCTTAACCAAGTGAAAGGCGCTGAACCCATAGTAATCAAACTTGCAGCATCAGCGAACGCTCCTGTAACGCTATTTTGAGCCCATCCTGTTGTTAAGTTACCAGATGGCAACGATCTGTACGGCAATAAAACATTTAAGTTTGTTGTTGATGCCGTTGTTCCATTAAAGTTGTTAGTAGTTGCGGCAGTTTGCGTGTTCATTACTACCCAATAAAAACCAGCCGACAGGGTTTGACTAATTGTTATTGAATAAATTGTACTTGACGCGGTGCAAGATACTGTTCCAGCATCTAAAATTAAAGTAGAAGGCTGGCCTGTAGATGCATTATGAGCATAAATACCCATTCTTACTACTGCAGTTCCGCTAAAAGTTGAGCTAGTCATAACTGCTATGCGATCAAAGGATGTGCTTGTTGGTAAGTAAATTGGAAGATAATTACTTCTATTTGCAGTTGCCCCCAAGTTTGCATAGCTTCCCGTCTGAGTTTGCAGATAACTGCCAGATGGAACTACTATTGAAAAAGTTCTAGTATCAGCATAATCATAAGCAGTCTTTACCGCATTAGGAGTAGCAGCAGTAGTAGTTGAAGTTGAGGCTACTGAGTCGGTAAGTTGTAGTGCTCCAGCGGCAGAAGTGGATCCAGCCGAGATTGAAAGATTGGCGGCTGATGAAGTGCCAGCATTTGTAAGGGGAGCATTGACTGTAACTACGCCAGATGAACCTTGAGCACCAGTAGCACCAGTGGCACCAGTGGCACCTGCAGGCCCTTGCACACCTACGTCTGAAACAGTAACTGTATTATTAACAGGCGTAACCGTTACAGAATTGACTACCTCGGTAACTGTTAAAGTATTGCTCATCTAGTTACCTCTGGGGATACTGTGGCAACTCCTTGAATCAATCGGGTTTTTACAGATGTTGGAGATGTAATCTCTAGATCATAGAAAAATGTATTAGCAGCTAAAGCAGCGGTTTGTGTGTCTGTAATTGTGATTGTGATTAAACCACTTGCTCCTGTAATGACAATTCCGTTGGATGGGCTTGACAAAGACAATACTGGCGTTGAGGCATCATAGGAAAGCCTTAATTGCATAGCAGCTGTGTAATTAGTCAGATTGATTGCAGCACCGGCTGAATCTTTGTAAGTAATGGCTAAAGTGTAAGTTGCGCCTTGATCGATTAGTATGTTGTATGGACTAGCCATTTTGTCCTCCTAGTAGTGGGATATTAAAAAACTCAGAATTCTTATCTTGATCTTTCTTGAAACTTACATGCAGATGATGGTTGTGAGGATTGCCCTTATATTTACGCCAACGCCATCCGAGAATCGGTGAAGCAATCTTTGACTGATGGATTACATAACTGATGCGACCATTGGTTTTCCCGTATGATCGAATTTGATCTGCCAAATATGCTGAAAGCCCTTTGTCGTCAGAAAGCCTAGCGTCAATATCAATTGCTCGCACGCATCCGTTTGTGTCTGGGTTGTGATCGCTCTTTCTTGTGCTATGTCTAGCATCACCAATCCACCCATCAGATTTACGGCTACGCTCTGGGAAGGAATCATCGATCTGCTCCCGTAATTGCACAGCTGCTTTAGATAGGTAGGGTTTCATTGGCACAATTCCTCAAGATTATGCGGAGGGTTTGCCTAGTGTTAAGCCCTCTGGAATTGGTTGAGAGTATTCCCATTTAGCAATATAATCGCCAAAATCATCTCCATCATTTTGTAGCCTAATACAACCTTCAAATTTGAAATCATCATTTGTCAGTTCAGGATAAGCTTCAATTATTTGTTCATATAGTGTCATTTTTTATGCTCCTAAGTATTGCAGTTGCCATAAAGTTTCGTCTGTTCCACCATCTAGGCTATTACTAGCAGCACCAATGTAAACATAAATTTCAATATAATTGGTTGCGGATAATGAAATAATTGTTGCAAAGGATTGACTATAATTACCATTGACAGTTCCCCCAATTCTTGTTAAAAATCTTTCGTTATTTCCGCCTTTATACAATAAAATTTCTCTTTCAGCACTTGATGAACTAAAAGCAATACTACCTGTTAATAAATACTTTCCAGTTTTACCTGATGGAATTGTAATTCTTGATGTATTTGTTGAAGTATTGTGATATGCGTCTGTATCAAAAAATTCACTATCCCAAGTAATTGCTGTATAAGTGCTTGAACTTATATTTTGGAAAGTGCTTTTATACAATGAACAGCCAACAAATGCAGGAGTTCCACTTGCAGGAGTTGCCCACTCAGGAGCAGTTGCGCCAGAATTAACTTGCAGCACTTGCCCTGCTGTTCCAATTCCAAGCCTTGCAGGTGTTGATCCGCTTGACGAATAAATTGTGTCGCCGGTTGTAGTCATTGGATTTGTCATGCCAGAAGCATCTGTTGCCCACTCTGGAGCAGTTGCGCCCGAATTTACTTTTAATACTTGCCCTGCTGTTCCTAAAGGCAATCTTGTATTTACATTTGCAGTCGATGAACGATATTCAATATCGCCAAGAGTTGTGGAAGGGTTTAGATTTTTGGTTGTTGTATCAATAGATGAACCAAGCGTGCGAATAGCAGCTGCGCCATCCTTAACCAGATCGGTGTCGTCCGGTGTTTCCCAATTATAATTCGTAGTGTTTGCCATATTAGGCTACTGCTCCAATCGCATTTTCCCATGTAAGTGTACCACTTAGAGTGTTCCAAGCCTCTGAGGCTGATACTTGTTCCCATTGAACTGCAACTTGGGAAAACTCGATCGGACTCAAATTTATGGTTAAGAATAATTCGTTGAATCTAGTGCTCCAACGCCAGCCTTCAACATAACCCTCAAATTGACCAGTTGGGGCTATCTGAACAGGCAAGTCTGTTATTCGCATTGGCTGACCCACAAAGATCCCAAGCAAGGCATCTCGGTCTGCATCATCAATGGCTGAGTTAGTCAATGGAAATGTAATGCTGTCAAATAAGGCTCTTGGATAGGATCTAAGGGATATAAACCGATTAGCCACAGCTTGGGCATCGGTGGCATCGTGCAAGACTGTATTGATTGTTTCGCCTCGGTAACCAAATACCTCAATGCTGTCTAAATCAATTGCGCTTACCTGTGAACCAAAGTTGTTTCCATAATTTAGGAATACATTATTTCGGACATCTGCACCCCTAGTCAAAACCTTTAATCCTGCTCCAAAGGCTGTGTTTGCTGAAATCTCTGTGTAACCATTATTGGCAAGGTAATTCTGTCTGTGTAAAGCATCGGCATATCCAATGCGACCTTCATTGTCCTCATACAGGACACCAAATGCGCTGTCAGCAATAAGACTTGCAATGTTATAGACAGTATCTGGATTCGCACCTCGGTTTGATATTTCATAAACTCCTGGGCGATCAATTTCCCCAAGTCCTAAGTTTTCAGCGTTTGCCCAAGTAACTGTTGGATCATAACCTGACCAAGTTTCAGCTGCTGGAACTTCATTCCAGTTGTTTAAGAATAGATCAGCAAGCAATTCAAACATTTGATCGCCATCATCATCTCTAGCCAATGTGCCGTCATAGATAACCTTTGGCAATTTAGCCAATGAACCTAGAGCAATGATCGTATAAGTAAAGGTTTCTGCAATGCTACTAGCTGATGCAACCTCGGCTGTAATGTCTGTAATGTTGCCACCAAATAAAGTCTTGAACGCATTGGTGCTGTCTTTAACTTGTAAGGCTATTCCGTCATTGACTTGGAAATCATAGTTTTCATTGTTTAAAGCCACTAATGCAATTTGAATATAAGATGGCGTTGGTTGTGCGTAAATATCCTCACGACCTGCTTGATGGGCTATATCAGAAATAGCGACATCGGTGTATTCCACACCATTGATGCTTAACTTATATTCAGGCGTAAAGACTGACATTATCTCGCTCTAGTAATGCCGCTGTTGTAAAGCTGTGGAACTGATCTGGATGAACTCTGGTTTATCACTTTAGCAACTGCTCTTGCAGCACCTTCAGAATCCACGGCTTGAACTGTAATGTTATTAACAGTTGGTGTTCGGTTTTCTCTAGTGTTTGCTGGAACTGCTGGCAATGGTGCAGCCCCTAACATTCCCAATTGACTTGCACTAGGGGAAACATTTGGAATATATCCAACATCTCCTCCGGGCTTAATGATATTAACAACTCTAATTGCTTGATTTGCTAACTCTGTCAATCCGCCAATAACTTCACGAATAAAGTTAAGCAAGCCCTTTAATATATCTGCGAGTCCGCCAATTGCTTTGCCAAATGTTTCAGCACCCTTTTGGCTTTGTGCCAGTCCTGCACTTAATCCTTGATCGCCAGTCAATCCTGCAATAAAGGCATTTAGCGTTGGTATGCCTGTTTCATTCAAGAATCCAATAAAACTTTCAACCGCTGGAAGTAAAGCAACACCCAAGGATTCTTTGGCTTCATCAAATCCTACTTTTAAGCGATCAATTTTGCCTTGAAATGTTTCAGCGTTAGCAGCTGCTGCTCCACCATAAAGATTTGATAATTTTTCCTGAACTTGGGTAAATGAAAGGGTTGATAATTCTGCTTTGGATAAACCAAGTCCCAATCTGCCTAAAGCTGTGGTGTTTCCGTCTTGAGCCCTGCCCAAAGCATTGGCAACAGTTTCAAGTGCTAAGCCTCGACCCTTGGCAATGTCCAAAGATAGGTTTAATAATTTTTGTGCTTCCTCAGTATCTTTTGTGGAAACTGCTAAGCGTTGCAAGGCTGGACGCAGTTGGTCATCAGCCACGCCAGTTGCTAAAGATGTTTTAAGGATATAAGCTTCAGTTGCTGCAATTTGATCCTCAGTAGCCCCTGTGGCGGTGCGTAGGGCAGCAGCCAACCTTAACTGAGCAGCTTCATCCTCAATGGCAGCCTTGACGCCATCAACGGCTAATTTAGTGCCATAGGCAACGGCAGCAGCAGCAGCGACTGCAAATGCAGCAGCAGCCTTCTTGCCAAACTCTGAAATCTTGCTTGAGTTACTTTCGACCGCTTTGTCAGCATCGCCTAGCTTCTTTTTTAAGTCATCAACATCGGCAAGGATTGATAACTTTAATGTGCGATTACCGGTAGCCATTAGACCCATTCCTTAATGATGCGATTGAAAGCCTGTTCCCATTTGTTAATCAATTCAGGCTGAATTTTGCGAAGGGTTGGATAGATGAACCAACCTCTTGAACCTCTGCCTTGCCGTCCTGAATATGTAGGGAACTGCTTGAACTTATTAGATCCAAACTCAACTCCACCCCATAGGGTTTGCGTTGTAGCACCACCTGAAAACTTTTGTCTTGCGAAACCATAACGGAACTCACCGATTTTACTGGATTTAGAGATGCTAACGCCTTCTGCGACTCTTTCCGCAACCTTGCCAGCCTTTGTTCTAGTTCGAGCTGCCTGTTTAATTTCCTCTGACGCAAAATAAGCCAGAGCAGCAGATTGAGTTCTTGCTTCCTCTGTTGCTTGGTCATCCATAAGTTTGAAAGCCTTGTAAATATCACGCAGATCGTTTTTATTGTATGCAATGGTTTCTTTAGCCATTCCTTGCCTCCAATATCTCGATCGCTGTTAATATGTCATCCGCATCAACCCATTCACTCATTGGTATCTTTGTGGCAATTGCCAACTCAACCAATAATCTGTTTAGGCTTCCTGCTTTATGGCTTTTGGGTTTGCATCACCAACGATGACATCCGCTACTGTTTCCATCCAAATATCCATTGGTTTGATGGGCTTATCTCCTGCAAGTTCACGCTTATGTGCATGATAAGCAAGAAACATAAGATCCCAAATGCCCAATTTTTCGGATGCCTGACCAATAGTGTTTCCTGTCTGCTTTTCCCACTTCGCCCACTCAGGTGGTTGGGCAATGTAGGTTGCTTGCTCACCTGAGTTATATTCAATTGTAATTGGTAACTTCATTTGTTTGCTCCCGTTTTATTTTTTAACTAAAGGTTTCTGTTACTGCGCCCTTAGATACTGTGAAGGTGAATGATACTGTCTGAGCATCAATTCCTGATCCACCGGCTGTTGGAAACTCTGGCTTTACTGGAAACACGAATTGTGCTCCTGATGCAGCTGTAAGTGTCATGCTGATATCGGTATCTGGTGCACTTTCAGCAGCAGTCCATAGAGCCTCACAAACTGAGTTTGCCTTGCCCCAATCTGCCAACATGTCCAACTGGAATGTTCCTGAAATGTTTGTGGTCTTGTAAGCCTCGCCCTCCATGGTCTGATAAACCTGACGCTCATTGACCTTGGTTAAAACTGCGTTTGTCGCCTGTGCTTGAATATCTGTTCCACCTGTGAAAGATAAACCAACATCACGACCGGTAATTACGACTGTTGCCATGATTTCTCCTTATATTGTTTGCGTGTAGTAGGTAGATACTCGAACATCTGCGATGAGCAGCGTTGATGCACCAACTTGAGTAACTGTCGGTCTTTCAACCGAGCTGACAATGTATCCAACCGGAATAACTGCCAGAACACTTATGATTAATTGCTCGATGTTGTCGAGCGATGCTGGATTGCTGTTATATGCAACCGCAACTGAAATAGTAAAATTGATCTTGGCTCTGATATTGGTTTTGCTAATTGTTTCAAATTCTAAGTAAGGTGAATCAGGCACAACCACCACAGCTGGTGGAATTACTGTTTCAGGAACAAATGAATAAACATTTCCTGCAACACCTGATAATGCGGTTGCTAAAGGTGTCCTGACCTGCTCAAGAATTGTCTGATTAGGCATTTAGAGAGCCATGCTGTCTGTGTCCATGTATGAACCTAACAAGCCCACGGTTTTATTGAAAAGCGATCTGCCCATTCTGAACGGAGTTGCTGTAAAATCTACTCCTTCGATTTGTCCTCCGCCGGCAAGTCTTGCTTGGAAAACTTCGACTGAAACTGTATAGACGGCTGACTGAACAGCTGCGTTTCCAACATAAGTTGATGCGCCAGAAAGGGTAGCAACTCCGGATGGGATGACATTAGCCTCGAGTATATCGGCATTAGTGATCGATTGCGAAAAGGTATATTGTCCAAGATTGTCTGCCAGCACAACTCTTGTTCCGTTGTAAGGTGATCCGCATCCTGTGATGACAACTGATTGCCCTTCGGTAAATTCATGAATTCCTAATGTGGTAAATGTAGCAACGTTATCTGACAATGAAGTTGCTTGAATTGGTGCTTTGAATGTAACAAGCATTGGCAGAATAACAGTTTCTGCTGTGTCAATAATTTGGTTTAAATAAGTATCGTTATACAAGGCGGATGACACACCAAGGACGGATCGCAACTCGGTGGCTGTAATTATGCTTGGCATGTCATCTCCTTACTCCCATTAATGGATGCCTAGGATCGGGAGCAACCCT